GAATCCAATAACATAGAAATCAACGTGAATTACCTTTAATCCTATGAAAGTTAGCAAACCAGAGCGCATTCATAGTTAATCCAATATCTTTTCACTGTGTACCATAAGATGTCAGTTTATGACTTCTCTTTTATGATTCCCTTTATTTTATATTCATTAAAGGAATTACGTTTAGGACTGAACTGTCTTATGAAGTTGCTGCCTTATGGTACGCAGAGTATAACACGAAATCTGGGAATGTATACGTATATACTGAACTTTCTTTTATGTATTAGCAATGCTAATAGTATATTAACTTGACAAGTAGTAAAACTAATGATGAGGTACTGGTATGGAAGATCGGGAAATGAGTGCAACTGAGAAGGAGAAGGAGGCTTTGCTGAGCGAGATCCAGCAGAGTATCCACGAGGTGGCTAATGAGAAGCGGGGTTTAAAGCTCAAGTGCTTGAGCGTCTATGATCCCGCGAAGGTAGCTAAGTTGCTTTATTTGTACAGTACGGGTAGTTCCCAGACTAGGCTGGTACGTCACTATGGTTTCGAGCGAGATACTGTGATTAGTGTACTGGCGGACTACGCGGACCATATGGGGACTTTTAAGGAGTTAAGTGGTCGGATAGCGGCCAAGAACTATCTGAACCTCAGTAGCCTAGAGGAGGATTTAATTGATAAGGTACGCGATCGCTTGGAGAATGATCCGGAGATGGAGGTCGGGTTCAAGGACATCAAGGAGTTATCCATAGCTAAGTCCAATGCTTCCAGGGAGGCTATGACAGCTAGAGGGGAAGCTACGCAGATTACAGAGGACCGCAAGGTGTACACACAGGATGACTACGAGGCGACTATAGCTGCTGCTAGGAAGCGTATAGAGGAAGCTAAGGTAGCTGATATAATAGATATAGATGAAGATAACAATTAATGGCGGACTATCTCGCGATAGTTCTAAGAGCCACGATGACCTTAATACTAATCAAGTAGCTGATCTTATGTTTCGTATTAGCTTAGCTAATGGTTACCATCAACAAAACGTAGCAATGGCGAACTATTTCGCGATAGTTCTTGAAGCATTCTATGAACTAGGTAAAGCACAGATAGAAATGGAGGAATACAATGAGCACTAAAGGAAGCGGCCCCCGTAAGGGACACAACGCTGAGAAGCAGCGTAAGAACTACGACGATATTGATTGGTCCAAGAAACCCTTGGCTCCTAAAACCGAACAACCAAAACACCTGGAATTGATCCGGATATTGCTTTTAACCACGTCCGTCGAATGCTTGCAGATATTTCGCCTAACTTTGCCTTTGTGGTAATGGATGAGGACGGGGATTTATTCTATGATTACACGAACTATCGTATTGGCAGAATGCTAATGACTGAGGCTTTGGATGATATGGACCAGGACTTCGGGGCATTTGACTGGGATGAGATGATCGAGGATATAGAGGATGAGGACGAGGATAGCATCTTTTAAATATGCTTGATTTCACAGAGCACCCGATCCTCAAGCCGCCCACGGACGAGGAGATTGTCCTTCTAGGAGAAGCTGACCCCAAGCTACTAGAGGAACTACACAGGGCGCACGAGGGCAGAATCCGGGCAGCTACGGATGATCCTATTAGATATGGGTTCGACCTTCCCGGCTGGGAGCGTATGTCGGATTCCTTCAGGGAGTACAATGAGGTTCTAGCACTAGGTGGGAATCGTAGCGGCAAAACAACGGGCTGTGCGAAGCGGATTATGGAAGCTGTGAGTTCTAACTTCGATGGACACATAGTATGCTTTTCTCAGAATGCGGATACCTCTATTAAGGTACAGCAGCCAGCTATCTGGGAGATGATGCCCAAGGAGTTCAGGAAGAAGACTAAGAGCATTGACGGGTACATTAACTATTCAATGCAGAATGGCTTTACTGGGAGTTCGTTTGTATTCCCCGATACTAGGACGCGAGTGGACTTCAAGACTTATACACAGTTCAGTAATAACTCCACTATCCTTGAGGGTTTCGAGTTCGGGTTCAAGAAGGGTAGTATCAAGTCCGGGAATGAATCAAATATCGGAGCCTGGCTGGACGAGTACTTGGGTGACGCTGCTTTGGTAAACACCCTACGGTTCCGCCTAGCTACACGGGATTCCAAGATGGTGATTGGGTTCACCCCGATTGACGGGTATACACCTTTTATATCTGACTATTTAAAGGGAGCAGAGACCCTTGAGACTAGACCTGCCGCCCTGTTACGGGGCAAGGAGGTTCCTACTAAGCAGTACAGTCCAAGCCGTGATGCGGCTGTGATCTACCTGCATTCGGACGAGAACCCATTCGGGGGTTACGAGCGAATTGCGAAGGATCTAGCCGGGCGACCAGAGGATGAGATAAAGGTCCGTGCGTACGGATTACCCGTGAAGTCAGCCAATGCTCTGCTCCCTTACTTTAATACTGAGGTAAACGTGCTCAATGAGAATCCAAACAAATACAAGATGACGTTCCCCGACATTTCCGATAAGTCGCAGTTCACCTGCTACCAGGTAGTTGACCCCGCTGGTGCAAGGAACTATACTTGTATCTGGGCTGGGGTGAACAAGGATGGCGAGGTATACATCCGCAGGGAGTGGCCGGACCGCAATACGTACGGCGAGTGGGCTATGTTCGGGGACCCGAAATGGAAGTACGGCCCAGCAGCCAAGAAGATTGGTCTAAATGTTGAGGGGTACTGCGAGTTATTTGAGGAGATTGAGGATGACCTGGGTATTGAGGTAATCGAGAGAATTGGGGACTCGCGTTTCTTTGCTAGAGAGAATGAGAACAATGACGATCTCTTTACATCATTTTATGACTTCGGTCTAAGCTTTTTACCATCCGACGGTAAGATGGAAGAACAAGGCATCACAGCTCTGGATGACTGGTTTAACTACAATCCTAATGTAGACATTGACCAAGCCAATAGACCAAGATGCTACATTCACGAGGACTGCGGTAATCTTATCGATAGCCTTATTAACTACAATGCAGGTGGTAAGCCAGAGGAAGCCCTGAAGGATTTCTTTGACGTTATACGCTATTTGCGGATGTCAAACGGTGGAGAAGGTCCTGACTTTCTTTCATCTAATGATATGATCACTACTAAACCCCGCAAGGGAGGATACTAATGCCAAAGAAAAGATTGATAAAAATTGCAGAAGAACAAGAAGTTGAGTTCGATGAAGCCCTCAAGATAGCAACTGAAAAACTTCCGAGTGGCTCAGTAACCGGCAAGGGGAGAAATACTTGGGTAACCGAGGAGGGTGCAAAAATCCTAGAGGACTCATTTATGATTGCTGAGATTATCCCTAAGCACTTCACGGGAACTGTTATCGCGGAATGCCCTAACCCGAAGTACAATGTTGTCTTCAGCAAAGAAATCGGTAAGAGAGCCAATGTGTTACTTCCCCGAAAGTGGCAAGGTAAGCTTATGAAAAAAATAATTACCTTTGAGGCTATTGAGGATACCAAGGGTGTCAGCTATCGTTATGTCGGCAAATAAAAACATAACGTTAGATAGGGATTGGTGCAGGGAGCAATCCGACAGATTAGCTAGCTGGGAAATCCTTCGCAGGTATGTGCTGCACGAAAGTGGAGTATCAATGACAAATGGTGACCTATGTGATACAATAGGCGTATCATCGACTTACACTGTCCGATTGCTTAAATCTATACAAAAACGAATCGCAGAAAAAAATGCTGAATGAATCAATTGCCGAGTCCTTGACATACGTCCAGGACGAACCCGACATTAAGACTCTCCGTTATGCTTACGACCAGACTGTAACTGAGCTTGAGTCATACTTTGACCTATGCCGTACTAGTTACGATGATCGTCGCAACTGGTGGCCCGGCAAAAGCCGTGACCATCGCAAGCACGGGGCTGATGCTTTTCCGTGGGAGGGTGCGTCCGATATGGAGTGCCACGTCATTGATGAGCGAATTACTCGATTAGTATCCTTGTTTATGGCATCGTTAAATCGTGCCAATGTACGGGCATTTCCAGTGGAGAGTGGTGATATTGCTCGTAGTAAGCTAGTATCCGGGTTCCTTAAATGGATGGTGAGTTCTGGATACATCCCACGCTTCTATCGCGAGATGGAACTCGGTGCTAACTATTTGCTTGAGCGCGGTTTACTTATTACTTATGTTGGCTGGCAACAAGAGGATAGACGATTCCTCCAGAAGCTTGACCTGGATCAAATTGCTCAAATGTCCCCAGAGGTAGCTGATGCTGTTAACAGCGGGGAAATGGACGATGATCTAGTATCCTTGCTTCAAAACGTCTTTGAAGGAACATCCACTAAAAGAGCAAAGAAAGCAATCAAGGAACTCCGCAAGTTTGGAGTAGCTGAATTGCCTATTACTCGCCGCCAAGTCAATGCTCCGGACGTTAAGACCCTAGCACCTGATGGTGATTTCTTTTTTCCAACTTATGTAACTGATCCGCAGCGAGCACCTTACTGCTTCTGGCGCACTTACTATACACCACAAGAACTAGAAAACAAAGTCGTCACCGATGGATGGGATGAGGACTTCGTTGAGCACGTTATTGAGAAGTACCGTGGAGTAAATATAGATAGTATAGAGCGCGAGCAGGAGGGCCGTCGCAGCATTAGCCTAACAGATAGTGCATACGAAGCAGGTGAATTAATTGAAATCTGCTACGGATACCAACGCCTAATCGACCGAGAGGATGGCGCGGAAGGTATTTACTGTACAGTTTTTCATCGCGAATTTAGCGGTGATGAAATGACAC